GTTCTCAATCCAAATGGACAACTCCCATTCTTTGGAAAATCTAAAAAGGTCGCCATGTGCGGTATGATGTCTCCAAGAAATACACCTTACTCCAGTATCGAAGCAGCCATTGAAGTCGGACGTTCTTTCTGTAATCAACAATTTGGAACACGCAAACCACACGAGCCATTCATGATTACACACGTCATCATGCTACTTATAGTTTTACTTATCATACTTATATATGAGATTCGTCGGCACAATTCATGAACCGATCTACGATTTTAACAATAAAAAATACATGCGAGTCATTGTTCCAGATTCAATGATCGATCGTGTGGCAGCTAAGCATACAACATGGGTGAAAGATAACCCACTCGATGGTAAAGTTCTAACCATCAAAGTTCCATTCCGTTATAGGAGAGTGATGTGTAAAAATATGGGCACAAGGCCTCTTCAATCTCTTATAAAGGGTGATCTAATTGAACTAGAAATAGAATTCATGGGTCAATGGACCGCTGGTGATTGTACTGGCTATACATGGAAACTTAGTTCTTTTCGCTAGCTTCAGCCTCGGCTTCGACCTCTGGCTCTGGTATATCAACTTCGGACAGACCATTCTCCTTGAATCCCAAGAAAACACGAAGGGACCCTTCAAGGCGAAGAATCTCACGAGTCATTTCATCAATCGTTTGGCGAATCTTACTAATATTTTCATCGACGTTAAGGGTCGGCATATTGTAGTAAATTAAAGTTTTTAGTCTTTAATTTACTATTTCAAAATATAAGATCATTATTATGATCTATAATCACTTGCAATTCATCGGTATCAAACTTATCATAATGAAAAGTTTCGATGTTATTTTCCTTCATGTAATTTAATAAATCGTATAATCCTGATACTAAAACTATAGTATCTTGTGGATCTTCAGACGTTACAATTTGCGGTGGATCTAGACTCGTATGTTTATGAATTACATTACCTGAAATTTGAGGAGGGTATAGTTCAGACAATATTTTTTCGTTTTCATTCATAATGTTTTGAATTACATTACCTGAAATTTGAGGAGGAGGGTATAGTTCAGACAATATTTTTTCGTTTTCATTCATAATGTTTTGAATTGTTACACTTTCATAATGTTTATATTTATAATTTTCAATATTATTTTGTCTACAGTGAATTATTTGTTTTTGTATTTTAAATAATTTGTTAATTGTATTGTGACAGTTTTCTATAGAATCATCCAAACTAAGAGACATATATTATTTAAAGTTTTTAGTCTTTAACTAAATAATGCTATCAAGGTCGGGCTATATAGTTTCAAATCCATCACCAGAACTTAAAAAAGATCTAACTGTTCGGCCATTGGTCAATACAGAATTTGGTTATCCACCACCACCGTTCAAGGTTTTTAAAAATGGGAAATCTGGAATTTGTGTTCCGAGGTACTACGCCGAAGAAAAATTTGGTAAAGCCAAAGAAGATCGTCGCCCCGAACCAACAAAGGTGAACCTCAAGTTTCATGGGAAACTTCGTGATGAAACCCATCAAAATGAAGCTCTCGCAAAAGCTATGGAAGCTGGTCATGGTGTGTTATCTCTGCCATGTGGTTTTGGAAAGACAACGGTATCATTGGCCATCGCATGTAAACTTGGTTATCGAACCATGATCATTGTACACAAAGAATTTTTGGCCAATCAATGGCGCGAAAGAATCAAACAATTCTGCCCGGGGGCCACGATTGGTCTCGTTCAACAAGACAAAAAAGAAGTTGAATGTGACTTTATCATTGCAATGCTTCAGTCATTGTCTCTGAAAGAATATTCATTTGGTGACTTTGAAACTGTTGGCACGGTCATCGTTGATGAAGCTCATCACATATGTGCAAAAGTATTTAGTCAGTCTCTCTTCAAAATGTGTCCCAAGCACATCTTCGGGTTATCGGCAACACCTGTTCGAAAAGATGGATTGTCCAAGGTGCTTCATTGGTTCATGGGTCCAATATTTTTTGCAGTCGAGCGTGAAAATCAAGAACAAGTGGATGTTTTTCCCGTGGAGTTTGAATGTCCAATGTTTAGAAATCCCCCACCGTGTAGTCGAACGGGAAATGTTTCACTCGTCAATATGATTACAGAACTTGTTGAGCATAGAGGTCGTAATCAAATGTTGGTACAGCTCGTAAAGAAAGCATCAGCTGGAACGAGACAGTTATTAGTACTCAGTGATCGAAGACAGCACTGTGAATTTTTACATCAATGCTTTCCCAAAAATTCAGGTCTCTACATGGGTGGTATGAAAGAAGCAGACCTCGAAGCATCTTCTAAAAAGAAAATCATCTTTGCGACGTTCAGTCAAGCTCACGAAGGTTTAGACATCCCAACTTTAGATACAGTCATCTTGTCGACACCAAAGTCTGATATCCAGCAGTCTATTGGTCGTGTCATGAGAGAAACACCCGGTAAACAAAACAACCCACAGATTTATGACATTGTAGATCAATGGTCTATACTTCACGCCATGTATAAGAAACGTCTGAGAGTATACAAACAAGGGGGTTTTAACATAACTATGAACCTTGAAAAGGAAGATGAGTCTCCTTTCCAGGGAAAGTGTTTAGTTTTATAATCTGAGTCTCTATTAGAAAATGTCTGGTGCATTAATTCAACTTGTCGCGAAAGGTGCCCAAGATGTGTTTTTTACGAGTAACGAAGGAACATCTCTGTTCTCTGAAAAGTTTTCGAGACACACAAACTTTGCTCAAGCTCCAAAGTTTATCAAGGAGTTTACACTGGCCGACGATTCTTGTGTCATTCCTTCCTATGGAGATCTTTTGACGGGTCTCTGGTTTGAAGGTGAAGAACTTGTCGAAGCTTTTCAAGGCGCGACGCTTGATCTTTATGTCGGAGGACAAAAGATTGACTCTCAACCCTTTGACTTTGTAAGTGATATTTACCAAAATTACTTGGCGGACACATACACAAAGTCCCAGGAGATTAACAACAAGTGTTCGGTGACGAATACTAACTTTCTTCCGTTGACATTCTTCTTTAATAGTCGAAAGTCTTTTATTCCCATGGTGGCTTTACAATATCACCAAGTCGAGGTTCGTGTTACTTTCGCTGAGACGAATACTCCAGTCAAAGCTAAACTTTATGGAAACTATGTATTCCTTGACACACAGGAAAGGAAGAAGCTCACGAGTAATAAAATGGATTTTATCATCACACAGACTCAGATGATTAAGGAAAATTTGGTCATCGGCTATAATGACATTGATATTTCCAGCTTTAATCACCCAGTCAAGTCTCTGTTCTTTGGTATCCCAACATTGACAGACAACGTCGCGACCGATCGTTTTACATTTGACTCGGCGGACATACTTTTGAATGGTACAACACTTTTGGAAAATATGAGTCCGACATATTTTCATTCGGTCCAGAATTATTACAACTCAGACTACGGTATCTCGGCATTCCATGAAGAATACAACGTGCCATTCTATACAAGATACTACGCGTATCATTTCTGTATGAACGCATCCGAATACAAGTCAACGGGTAACTGTAATTTCAGTCGTCTAGACAACGCTAAAATTCAGATAAGAAATGCAATCGTCGGAGCTAATCGTTCGAATGAAAAAATTCGTGTCTACGCAGTGAACTTTAACGTGTTACGAATCCAGGACGGAATGGCTGGAATTTTATTCGGAAACTAATGTAGAATACCATGGTTGGAAAGACAACTCAGGTTAGAGAGATGATTATTAATCGCCTCGACCAAACTGGTGAAAGGACGATTATTGATCGGACGGCGACAAAGACGGACGTGATTGAAAAGGCTCAATTTATACAACAAGTTGCCGGCATACAAATACTTGCGACAAACAACTTTTCGAACATTTTGGTCTCACAAGCCGACATAACACGTATAGATGGTATCTTAACTGAAAACAATATAAATCCTGATTCGTCGGCGTTCGACGATCTCCGTGACGATCACGACTCAAATGCCGCAAGAATTTCAATTCTTGAGCCTGTACATCTTGCAAATGCTTTGATCCTCGATAACACGTTCGCAAACGTCACAGTTCTTCAGTCCAATGTTGTTGATATCACAGCGAATGTTATAGAACTTGAAAGTAACTCTTTTGCTACACACGCCAACGTCGCAACACTTCAAACGAACGTCGTAACTATAGAGAATAATATAGTTACGATTGAAAGTGATGTTACCAGTATTAACAACCAGATTTCTGGTATTGCAAACTTTGGTGATATCGCGACACTTACATCAGACGTCGATGAATTAAAAAATCGCGTCGAAGGTACTGATTTTGTAAAAATTGGTGGTGGAACTACCGGTGAGGGCACCCTTGGAAGTCAGCCAACAATTGTAGGTATAAACAGTGGTCAGAACATAGGTAATTATTCTATTGCGGTTGGTTATCAAACACAAAATTTTGGTCAACCCAATGATGGACTCAACAACACAATAGTTCTTAATGCAACTGGAGCAGGTAAAAATCCATCAAGGTCTAGTGCTACATACATCACACCCATTCAGGAAGACAATGCGAATGTCATTGCTATCATGGGTTCTAATACAGCTACGCATGAAATCGTGACGACTTCTTTGCTTCGTCTCAAAGATTCCGATATTCAGTCAAATACAAATATCAAGGTGTACACCGATGACTTTGCGACTCTTAAAGCGTCTATAAGTAATGACTCTGGTAACTCTTCATTTGCTGGTAACATACAAAATCAAGGGACACTCGCAGTGGGTGGTGTTTCATCCTTTTCTGGAAACATGTCTATTAAGGACAGCTCGTTTTTAGTAAAGTCCGGAACAGTCACAAAGGCATCGATCAATAAAGACGGTACGTCGTCGTTTGCCGGTGTGATGTCGGTCAATAATGACACAAACTTTGATGGTACTGTCACATTCAAAAATAGTGGTACCGAAACTGCGAAGATTAGCGGTACAAACGGAACCTCGTCGTTTTCGGGCGCCATGCAAGTCAATAACAATGCGACTGTCGATGGGTCGTTTTTGGTGGCTAGTGGTGGTGCCACAAAGGCTCAAATTTTAAATGATGGAACGTCTTCATTTTTGGGTGCCATGCAAGTAAACAACGATGTAACTGTCGACGGGTCCTTTTTGGTGAAGAATGGCGGTGCGACGACAGCAGTTAAGATTACAGATGATGGTATCGGTTCTTTTTCAAGTGGTCTGGTTTCTGGTACATATACTGGGTACGGTACTACACAATTGAAAGAGGCCAAGTTTCAAATAACCGATGCAACTGGGACTGACATTAAAACAGTCCTCGATGTCGACGGTACATCTTCATTTTCTGGTGCTATGCAAGTAAACAATGATGTAACTGTCGACGGGTCGTTTTTGGTGAAGAATGGTGGTACGACAAAGGCTCAAATTTCAGATGATGGAACGTCTTCATTTTTGGGTGCTATGCAAGTAAACAATGATGTAACTGTCGACGGGTCCTTTTTTGTGAAGAATGGTGGTACGACAAAGGCTCAAATTTCAGATGATGGAACTGGATCTTTTGCTGGTGGTTTGACAATTGTCGGAAGTACGAATATATACGACGATATTAACGTTTATAATGGAAATGCTCTTCAATTTGATGTAGATTCGGCCACGGGTGATGTGACATCAAAAGGTAACGGCTCTTTCGCTGGAACTTTACAAGCTGCGGGTGTGGCTACATTTGGCAGCAATGGTTCTTTTGGCGGAACTTTACAAGCTGCGGGTGTGGCTACATTTGGCAGCAATGGTTCTTTCGGTGGAACTTTACAAGCTGCGGGTGTGGCTACATTTGGCAGCAATGGTTCTTTCGGTGGAACTTTAAAAACTGCGGGGGCTACAACACTGGGTAGCACTTTGACTGTGTCTAGTAATGGGTCTTTCGGTGGAACTTTAAAAACTGCGGGTGTAGCTACATTTGGCAGCAATGGTTCTTTCGGTGGAACTTTAAAAACTGCGGGGGCTACAACACTGGGTAGCACTTTGACTGTGTCTAGTAATGGGTCTTTCGGTGGAGATTTAAAATGTGACGGAACGGCCACATTAGATGCCGTGACAACGTCTGGAACTGGTTCTTTTGGTACCGTAAATTGTGGTGGGACCGTAACCGCTACCACTTTCAGTGGAAGTCTATCCGGTAATGCGACTGGTACGACCGGTTCTTTTGGTACCGTAGATTGTGGTGGGACCGTAACCGCTACCACTTTCAGTGGAAGTCTATCCGGTAATGCGACTGGTACGACCGGTTCTTTTGGTACCATAAATTGTGGTGGCACTATTACAGCTGCAACAGACGTAGTTGTCTCATCGGATTTAAGA